AGCTGATTTGCCGACTAACTGGATGCTTACTGAAGGACTGTCGGCTAAGGCGTTTATTTTTCCATTGTACCCGACTGATACGACAGCGACTTTATAGTTTACGCCGTCGACTAGGTTGCCGATGATTGCAAAGTGTTCGCCATAAGTTTCGCCTAAATAGGTCCAACTGTACCCATCATTGTCTGTAAGGTAAACCTTTGCTCTATCCCAAGTGATGACGTGAATGGTGTTATATAATGGCCGGGTCCACCAGACGTCTATGCAGTTTTCTATGGTGCCGTCTGCTAATTTGACAAGTCTTTCGGTAAGTTTAAGGTTCTCTACGTTCGGGACCGTAAGGGATAAGGCGGAATAGTTGTTGTCCGGGAGTGCTATTGTATCGGTGTCGTAGACGTCTTCGTCGTATTCCAGAGCGGTGATCTCGACTTCACTGTTTTCTGCGCGCTTCATTGAAACGATTCTGTAGGGCGCTACGACTTTGTTTTCCTCGCCAAGAGAATAAAGGTCATAGTTTGCTGGGACTTGAGTGAAGGCGACTGAGACGTCGACCTCTGTATAAACTCCTGCTCCATTGCTGACGTATCTCTCCTCTTGGGTGTCGTCGGCGAATCTTATTCTTATTTTGTAGGTCTTGGCGTTTTCTATGGTGATTGGTTGATCGAGTTTGACTGTTGTTGTGGTGCTGCCTGCCTGCACGCGGCCGCTAAATCCCCACTGGGGGACGTCGTGACTGACGTTGATTACGTCTCCGGCTTGGCAGGCGATTGCGTCGATGCCGGCGCGCAGGGTTACTGTGCGCTGTATGCACTTGCCGATGTTGAGGGCGTACTTCCCTTCTCTTAATGCCTGGCTGATGCGTGTGCAGAAGAGGCGTAATGCCTTCTTGCGGATAGGATCTCCGGCGGCGATGGATGTTTCGTCCATGACAGAGATGATTTCTTGCTTGTAGTTGAGGTCTTTATTCATGAACTGGACTTCGGTTACGTTGGGAATTTCTTTGATAGACTTCCAAGACTGGATGAAACTCTCGGATATGATGTTGCCCATGCCGAACATCTGGACAGGGCTTTCGGGTTTGTCGATTTTAAGTTTTATTGCCCCGGCGGAATAGAAGGTGAAACATCTGAAGGTTGCTGAAAGCTGAGAGATAAGGTCGATTGCTTTGGTTGAGCTATCGATGACGACGTCTAATCTGAAGCGTTTCTCGTAGCCGCCATCTCCGTCGCTTACTTTTTCTTCGCAATATAAGGCCATTTCTAAGAGCTGAGTGGGGTCCATCATTGAGACGGTTATGTAGTCGCCTAGTCCATAACGAGTATTGGTGATTAGGTCGCGCAGACACCAAATGGGATTAGCGGAATAGGCGGTTATGTAGGTTGTTTGGTCCCAATATAGGGTGCTGTCGTCGGCTAAGAGTTTAAATGTTGCGCTGATTGGATCGTAGTAGTAGTCTTCCCAGGGAACGGGATCTCCTCCCTCTGCGGTGAGGACGGCTGGGATACTGACTTTGACGCCTTTGACTATAGAGGTGATGGTTGGGGTACTGCCGTTTAGCTGGTCGGTTGCGAGGGCTTCTACGCCTATAAGGGCTACGTTAGGGTATATAAGGGGCTCGTCTTGGGTGATTTCGTCTACGCCTTTGAGGTATAGGTCGCCTTGCTGCATAGGGTCGAGGCTACTGTCGTCAGATGTTCTAGTGACGCGGATGTCGTATTGCCCGGGGGTAAGACCGTCTTTGCGGAAAACCCTACGAAGATCTGTGCGGGACTTGCCGCTAATGGTGGTTGAACCTAAGTCTATGTAGTCTACATCTGCGTGGAGTTTGTACTCTACTTTATAAGTTACGTTCCAACTCTCTATCGCTCCGTTGTCGGAATTGCTTTTGAATAGCCCGCCAACGCAGGTGAGCTTTATTTCGAAGGCGGTGATGTCTAGGTTGACTGTTGTGTGAAGATATGCGTTGTCTTTGGTTAGATTTACGTTGAGGACTCTTAGGTCGTGGCTGTCGTTGAAATTGGGTATTTGTGCCTGAGAGTTAGTGCCGAGGCGCTTGCTGAGGACTACACTGTCGAAGTTGGTTGATGGGTTTTCGTTGATCTCTACGCTGTCTATGTCTTCGATCTCGCCTTCGGATACGGCTATGAGAAAATTTAGGTACTCTTTGTCGCCTTCGGTGCGGATGAATTGGTTGATTCTGTTACCTCCGACCCGGTGTTCTCCGTAGACAATTGGGATTGGGACCCCGACGTCTTGGGTGTTAGAGATGCCGTCCCATCCGTAGGTGGCGGACCCTTCGTCGAGGCCGTCGCCGGAAGTTCCATAATTAGGTGTTTTGGGTCTTGAAAAAGCAGAATATATAGCATAAGCAGTTGATAAAACAGTAAATGCAACCGAAATCGCGTTAAATAAATTAACCCAAAATGTCCCCCAACCAAAAAATGCTGCAATAAATCCCTCAACTCGGGGGGTAACAATTACTTCATCGCCATCTTTAAGGTTAACGCTTAAATCTTGAACTACTGATCCGGTAACAATGATTTTGCTATCATTTAATTCGAATCCAGTTTTATTAAGATATTCCTGGAGAGTCTTATCGATGGCGAAGGGTATCTCTTGGGTCGACCTCCCTGCGTCTTTTAGGATGTTTGGGATATACTTAATAACAACTGACATATTGCTCTCTTTTTTTATTAGAATAACTTGTCAATACAAACGAACTTGACAATCTCCCAAAATATGCTATATTTTTAACCATAATGAGAGTTTTATTTATTACGCTTATCTGCATTACTTTATACGGTTGCGCTTCTGTTCCCACACCTCTTATTCTTAACCATCCCAAGGTACATATTGGTATGTCTAAAGAGAAACTATATTACAATGGCTATGGAGCGCCTAATCTTTGGAGCAAGAAAACGATCAATGGTAAAACCTATGAAACTTGGTATTACTATAATTTTTCTGAATCCTTTGATTTTCTGAATAATGCACTTACCGGATATAGCAGCAGAAGTATTTATCATTCTGCGGAAGGCGATGAAGATGTTAGAAATTATCAAAAATCTACTATAGAATAATATGAAAAAATGTCCTTTTTGTGCTGAAGATATCCAAGAAGAAGCAATAAAATGCAAACATTGCGGCGAGTCTTTAGGAAAAATATTTAATAGTGGGTTAGCTAATGACCATAAGATTACCATCACTAACAAAACAAGGGGCAAGAAGAAAATATTGATAGGCATAGCTATGATAATTTCATATATCATATTTACATTTATCCTAGCTAATTCTCCAATTAAAGATAATATGCCAGTAATTATGCCCATAATTTCTATATTTGCTTTAGTATGTCTAGCTGGAATAATCATCGTTATTGTCGGTTCAATACAAAATTGGTTTTGGAATTAAGCTTTTAAATCTATAAAACCCCGCGAATCTTTTACTCCATCTCGGATCGCTAACCCGACAAACAACCGTTCCAGCCTTACAGGAGTTAATAAATCTATCACTGTCAAACATAACGCCTGCGTGATTAAGCGTTCCTTTACTATTCTTAAATCCAACAACATCAAATATTCTGGCTCTGTTTACCTCCTGCCAGTCTTTATGGGCATTTTCTAAGAAATAGTTCTTACCTTTCCATGCCCAATCATCTGAATAGTCTTCCTCAATATCGAATAACTTGATTCCCAAATCAGCGAATATACAGATAATTAAACCATAGCAATCTAAACCGGATAAATCTCTGCCCTGATGCTTATATGGCACTCCGAGATATTTCTTGATTATCTCTTTCTCTGTCATCATGTGAACAAACGGTTATTCGGAACAGACGGAAATCCTCCGAACCGCACTATGTTATTCATCGTATCCTTACAGGTCGCCTTACGCTTATCGCAAATAGTTTGGCCCCCTACATATCCGCACTCAGTTGATTTAAACTTCCACCGGCAATAGTTGCGGTTATATACCCCCTTAGGTAAGGTTAAGTCTATAATGTCGTATTTACTCGACAATACGAATTCAACTGTGCTCTCGTTTGCAGTATAATTATCTATATAGTAAATAAAATCTATATGTGCATCAGTATCATTAATCTGGTTAGCCCAGACAAGACGGATAGTCACC